CGATTGCCCGCGCCCTGATTACCAAACCGGCTATTGTGCTGGCCGACGAGCCGACAGGCTGCTCATAGTTACTACTACAAAAAAAGTCATAAAAAAATGACCTTTAAATTTCTACGATCGTCAATTTGAATTTCTTTTATAACAGATCTCCAGAGCTGGCGGCGTTCTGCCGGATCCAGCGTTTCATATACAGAGTTTAAATCCATTTTTAGAAGTTTCCGGATAGGAGCCATATCTTTTTGCGGCTGGTTACGCGGGAGACTTTCCAATTCTTTAATGTATCGTTCTTTGTCCTGCTTTAATTCGTCCATTGTAATAATATCATTCACATACAAGTCTTTCAGCTTGTTAATTTTTTTCAAAATAGAAGCTCTCCGGGAATCGTAGTCAATAACCTTTGCAGTTGCAATCTCATAGTCTGCAATATATTTTTGCAGGAGATCTTTGATATTTGATAGTAAATATCTTTCTATGTATGATTCAAATACTATTTTGCGATTAATACAACGCTTATTAGGATAGGCTCCATGACAGCGATAAAAAGGATATTTATAATATCCGTCCCCGTTTCGCTTTTTGATTTTACGCATGGCACCAGAGAAAGCCTGACCGCAATGAGCACACCGAAGCAGACCACTAAATACATAGCTATATTTCTGACTGACCTTAATATTGATAGCAAGGAGCTCTTGCACACGTTCAAACAGATCTGCCGAAACAAGGGCAGGGCAATAGTGATCGTTATCCCGGAACACCCCAATATATTTCTTGTTTTTTAAAACAGATTTTTTGAGGTTGTCCTGAGACATAATGATTCCCATGTCACGTTCCAGATGGGAAATAGTCTGATTTAGGGAACCGCATTCAGCATAGAACTGAAAGATATGCAGAACTTTATCTGCGTCCTGGTTAAGTACCAGGTGCTTGTTTTCGATAGAATAACCAAGAGGAACTTTTCCGGATAAAACTTCCCCTTGGCGGTATTTATAATCAAACACATCCCGGATCCTGACGGAATCATTCTCCGCCTCCAGCTCTGCAAAGGTCATGGACTGAGCAACGAAAGCCCGGCCATGCGGTGTCGTAGTATCAAAATACGGCTGATCGACAGCGAGCCAGTCACAATGATTTGCTTCGAGAACCGCCTGCGTATTCAGGTAATGTCTCAGACTGCGGAACCAGCGGTCAAGTTTAGTAAATATAATCAGATCTATGCGTCCGAGTCGGACATCATCAAGAAGCTGCTCAAAGTCCCCACGATTGATTTTTCTTCCACTGATTCCATCATCAATATAAGTTCCCGCCAGAACCATGTTCTCTTTAGAATCTATGTAATTTTTGCAGGTGGAGAGCTGTTCATCAATGCTGTCTCCCTTTTTCGCCTGCCGGTCCGTGGAAACACGTACATATATAGCAACGTTTGTTATACTCATAGTATCACTCCTTAAAAATGGGTATAAAAAATACACCTATGCAGGCGTATCAGTTCGTGCTATAATTCTAATTGTCTGGAAAAGAATTGTAGCATCAACTGATAGCTGCAGAGTTTTCACGAAGTCGTCCTGGTGCGCCAACACTGGGACGATTTTTATTTATCTATAACATTTCTTGCACGCATCATATCCGCGCGCTTTGGCTTCACTGATCGTCACTCTGTACGGATTATTCATCTTACTGCAGTCTTTGCTGAGATGATATTTTTTTCCTGTATCGCAGATCCATACATAGGTTCCTAGAGGAGCCTTCTTTGCAATCACCTTGATTTTATAAGTCCATTTTACAGATTTATATTTGCCTGTAACAACAACAGAACCTTTTGACTTGGCAGTGATAACTCCCTTGGAGCTTACGGTAGCAATTTTGGGATTGCTACTTTTGTAAGTCATTTTAACCGGAGCTTTAATGGCTTTCTTTTGGTTCACAACCATAGTAATAGATTTGGTTTGATTTGCGACCTTTTTGGTTGCTGCCTGAACGGGAACTGTAAAGAGAGACAATATCATAACCATAGAAAGAATCAAAGACAATAATTTCTTTTTCTTGTTCATGTTCGTTCCGCTCCTAGATAATTATTTGTCGGACAGTAATTTAGCGATTCTGTCAAGCTGACGAATGATAATAAAATTCTGCTCAAGAACTGCACGCTGATAGTTCATAATATTTTTCTGAATATCACGATCACTTCCGGCACCCAAAGAGATTCCAAGCTCTGTAAGACCGGTACCGCTTAATTCATTAAGAATACTTTTGACAGATTCAATATCATTAGGATTTTTTAAATTTTCCATTCCGAATTTACGGAGAGCTGCAAGATCCTTCTCTGCCTGTTTTGCTTCGGCTTCTGCTTGCCTACGGGCTTTCTTTTCTTCTTTGGTTTCGCCGCTATTATTAAAAAGACCCATCGTTTGTACCTCCTGCACTGGAAAGATTTACCGGTAGTATTATGATGAGTTTCCCTCTTATAATGTTTCCTGCACCCAGCTGTTACTTACTAACGGGAAGGTGTGGAAACAATGGTGAAAAGAAAATACATACATTACGGCAACTGCAAAATATACGCTTTGTATTATCACAGCAACAATACTATATATATTAATCTTGACTTTAATGGGGGAACTCAAATCATAATACTTAAATAGTTAGTTGCAGCTGGGTGTTTTATTATCCAGCATTTGTTTTTTCATCACCTGTAACAGGTGGGTGCATAATTTCTAATTCTTCTGGGCTGTCTGGAGCACCACCAGCACCCATAAGATTCTCTTTAAAGTGATTCAGGATCTGTCTCCGGATCGCTGGATCGATTTCAAAATAAGTCTTAATGATTTCCTTTTCAAGATCTGTCGCATTATGCTGCGCAGCAAATTCATCAAGACTGAATGTCTCTGGTTGTATGCGCATAGGTTCTGTGCCATTTCGCAACCATTCTTCTGTAACTCCAAATTCTGTAGAAATTAATTTTATTATATGTTCTTTTACTTCTACACGTCCACGTTCCAGATTGTTGATTACATCTCCACTAACTCCAATGCGTTCGCCAAAGGCTGCGCGAGACAGACCTTTTTTCTCACGCAACAACCGTATACGTTCGTTCAAATCAATACCTCCTTTCTGCTTAATAAAAATATAACACGTTAAATTTGGTTAGTCAACCAAAAAAGAACGAAAAATTTAATACAAATGGTTGACATACCAAAATATGCATGATATATTTAGTTAAGCAACCAAATAAAACCAAATGGCAAACCAAAAAGGGACACAATATAAATAACAATTAAAAGAAAGGGGATGCGGAATGTTGGAGAGACCAAGGCGAAGAGTTGGAGGAATAGACGAATTTATGATCCAACGAACAGCAGGGCAGATTTTAAAAGAAATGCAGGAGTGCGGATGGACTCAAGGAGAGGCTGAGTTACTTCCGAAGTATTTAGAATCTGCGATAAAACAAAATAGCGAACGGATCAGAAAACTGAAACCATTCGCTATTTGCGAGATTACAGAAGAATCTCCTTGACTTCTGAAACGGTTCTGCTGTAGTTAGCAGCGATCATTTCAAGAGTCATTTCAGTATCATCAGGGTGCAGTTCCTTATGAATACTGTAAAGCAGAGCAATATTGTGAATTACAATTTCTTTTTCACTCATGTAGCAGTCTCCTTTCTTTAGTTTTCAGTCTCTGGTACAGACTGATAGCTAAAGTATAGGAGAGAAGAAAGAAAAGCACAAGCCGAAACGGAGGAGCACAACATAAATGGCAATCACAAGAAAGGTAGATACGGATGTATATTGCGATATTTGCGGCAAATGGGTTATGGGCTGGAGATCCGACAATGACGGAGTTAGCAGGGCATGGGCTGCTAAGTATGCGAGAAAGAGAGGATGCACAGTTGGAAAGAAAATCATCTGTAAAGAGTGCAGGATAGAGAAGCGAATCCAGGCATGTAGCATACAGCAGAAGATTGGAAGTGCAGGAAGAGACAGCGATGGAACCTGTCTGGGGTTCGGAAGTGAAACATCAGACGAACCACTGGAGAAATGTAAACGGTGTATAGCATGTACATCGTACCAATGGAAAGAAGAATAGCCGAAACGGTCAGCAATGACCGTCTGGACACGATGGCAACGTGTCCACTGATGAGGTAAGCCAGAAAGGGGCGAAAAATATGTCACAGAAGAATATGGAAGTAATGTTAAGCATGGAAGACAAAGCCGAAGCCGAAGAACTGACAGCGTTTCTGCAGTCTGTAAACATCACCAAACAGACACTGATGGACACATTCTTGAAAGGCGTCAAGGTGGGGGCAAGCATGTCGGCTCAGAAAAAGCCGGCATAAGGGAGGGACGACCTTGATTGAAAGATGGAAAGATATTCCAGGATATGACGGCAAATACCAGGCGAGCACAGAGGGGAACATCCGGAGAACTTTGAAATCCGGACAGTTTCGCAGCATGACTCCCTATCACAAAAAAATGAAAGGGAGTCAGCGCCTGGTTGTGAAGCTCACAAAAGACGGAAAAGCGAAAGAGGAGATAGTTCTCTCCCTGATTGCAAGGACGTTTTTAGGACCTGTTCCTGACGGTGCGGTTCCGTATCATAAGAACGGAATGCAGTCTGAGAATCACATAAACAATATAGCATACATACCCAGACAGGAACTTGGAAAGCTGACCGGTTACAGTTCCAGAAATAAAATAGTCGTGAAATTGGATAGCTGCGGACAGGATGTGGAATATTACAGATCTGCGAGAGAAGCAGCGAAAAAGAATTTTTTGAGTCGACAAGCTATCACTGATCGTTGTAACGGGAAAACAAAACGCGGACCGGCTCCGGATGGATACGAATATGCCTGGGACAACAGCGAAGCAAGCCGACGCAAAGCAATAAGACGCCTGGAGCTGGCTGGCGGATATACACCAATGCCGACAGCTCCTGCAGTAGAATTTGAGTTTTAGGAGGGGGAAGAAGATGGAAACGCAAGGAACATTCAATGCGGTAAGATTTTACGAAACCCTTGCCATGATCCTCTCAAAGAAGCATGGCGTTGAGATCACCGTAAAAGTGAAGGAAAAGCCAAAAGAAAAAGAGGAAACAGCTTGAACTATGACAACTACATAAGGAGACAAAAAAATGGAACGAAAAATAATAATTTCATTGGTATCCGGGTACCTGGTTTCTATGCTGCCGATCTGGACGATCGACAGCAGAATGCAGGAAATCCTCCTGACATTTGCAGTATCTTTCTGCATCCTCTCCGACTTGATCTGGATTGAGGAGAGGATACAGGACATGAAAAAAGCCCTCACGTCCGCCAACGTGAGAGCAAAAAGAAAAAACAACCTTTTCAAATAGTATAAAGAAAATACGGGGAAATGTCAAGGAGGAATGGGAATGATAAAAAAAGATTTTGATGGCTGGATTGAATTTGTAGAGAAAATCGTAAAAGCAGATAAGGAAGAGACTGCAAGACTCTGCTTAGAACGTACACAGTTATGGGTAGATAAATTGCAGAAAAATCTGGAGATTATGCCGAGCGGAGATATAGCTTTTGCCATAGTTGCATTACATATCATCACAGAAGGAATCGAAAAAGAAAACCCAGAGGCGACAGTTATATCAAAAAGACTGATTAATGGCATAGGTTTTGAAACTAAGTCAGGAACAATTCACGACATGACGGAAGCAGCCGCGAGAACATATTTTGAAGCAATGAAAAAAGATATTATGTAAACCAGAAGACGGCAACACCGGATCCTTGAAAAATCAATGAAAGTAAGTCGAAAAAGCAGGGGAACGAAAGCCCCTGTTGCTTACTTGCTAAGAGTATTAAAGATGGATTCAAAACAGGGGATACGATAATGAGCTACATGAGTAAAAGAATGAGGTTCCGGAATGCCATAGAGGTGTATGAATATCACACAGCAAAGTATGGAGCACCAGGACAGGAAAGGCAGGAGAAAAAGAAAGCCACTCCGGAACAGATGGCAAAGAGGAATAGGTATAACAGGGAGAGGTTGGCAAGGTGGAAGCTCCGGAACAATTTTGATGTAGATGATTATTTCACAAGATTATCATACGAGAAGGACAAAAGACCGGAATCCATGGAAGAAGCAAAGGAAGACTGGAAAGCATTTCTGCAGATACTCAGAAGGGAATACAAAAAAAGAGGAGCAGAACTGAAATGGATGCGGAATATAGAAGTCGGCACAAGGGGAGCCTGGCACATTCACATCATAGTGAACAGGATTCCTGACACGGACGTTATTCTTGCGAAAGCGTGGAAACACGGACAGATACAGAATCAGCTCCTATATCAAAAAGGCGAGTTTGAGAAACTGGCCAACTACATAACGAAGACACCGGAGACGGACAAGAGACTGAGAGAGGCAAACTATTCCGCATCACGCAATCTTCCAATTCCGGAGCCGGAGAAAAAAGTGTATAAACACTGGAAAACATGGGGGAAAGTCAGAGTGCCGAAGGGCTGGGAGGTGGAAAAAGACTCACTGCATGAAGGAGTGAATGATCTGACAGGCTACCAGTACCGATCTTACACTCTGATTAGAACAGTTCGACTGCCAAAACAGGAAAAGAAGAAAGCAAAGAAAAAGAGGGAAAGGGCATGAAGGTAAACATATATCTGGAGACGGACAAGCAAAACCAGGAATGCACCTGGCGAAAATACGGATATGTACTTGAAGCCATGGCCGGAAGACGCATACCAGTAACCCGTGTAGGGTTCGGATCAGCAGAGGGAACATATCACAAGTGCAATCTGCAGGCGCTAGAAGAAGCTCTTGTACGATTCCACAAAGAATGTGAGGTATGCGTATATACAAGAGACGCATTTGTTGCAACGCGGATCCTGAAAATAGATGAAATGGCAGCAACAGATTTCAAAGATACAAAAGGCAAACCGATAAAGAACGCTAAGGAATGGGAGAGCATCTGCAGAAAGATAAAAGAGTGCAGCATCGTGATATCCTCTCACTCTGGAAAGCACACATACTCCGTATGGATGCAGGAGGAAATGAAAAAAGATGGAGGAAATATGGGGAAAGGGATGGAGCCTGAGACCGGAACAGAACCCGGCAGAAATGGAGTATCTGGGTGAGATCATTAAATCCGGATACAGATTCACATACTACAAAGACCGGAAAGGAGGGATTTACTTTGAAAGCGAACCAGAAGGAGGAAAACCTGAATGGATGCGCCGCGCCGACGAAGACCGAAAGCGAAGGAATAGACACAGACATTGAAGCCCTGGAGACTTACATCTGCGACAATATCTGTCAATACAGAGAGAAGACAACCAGCCAGGAAGCACTTGAGTATTATTTCTGCAGTTCGTGCGAAATGAGTAAGCACATAAGCAAAATAAAAGCAGAATATGACAAAATCAATTCTTTTGACCATAGCCAGGCAGTACAACTTATGAACAAATACAAAAACATTGTGCTCTGCGAAGAATGTGAGGACAGATGGTACTCAAAGTCAGATAAGACAAGCTATTGTTGCAGCAAAGACGGGATATGCAGAGTATTGAAACCCGGAGATGGCTGCAGCTGTGGAAGAAAAAAAGAATAGAGAAAAAGGGGAAACGATTATGAGGACGATCGCAGTAATAAATTTAAAAGGCGGAGTTGCTAAGACAATCACATCAAACAGCATTGCGTACATCCTTGCAAACCAGGGATACAGAGTGCTCCTGCTTGATAACGATAAGCAGGGGGACGCATCAAGAGGATTGAACCGACGCACTCAGGACGGAGAGGGCATTGACAGGATTATGACGACACGACATCCGGAAGACTGGATGCACAAGCTCATCAAAAAAACAGATTTTGAGAATCTGGACGTGCTCCCGGCAAACATGCGCCTGCTTACAGCAAATCAGACGGTCATGCTGGATCAGACACGCCCGCAGCAGTATCGTATCAAGAACGCACTCGAATGTGTCAAGAATCTGTATGATTTCTGCATCATTGACAACGCACCGGATATTAATATCTCCACGATCAATGCGCTGACAGCGTGCAATGATGTATTGATTCCTGTCGAAATCGACGACAACACCGGAGAGGGACTACCGGAGCTTGTCAATCAGATCCGGTATACGCGAGAGGACCTGAACGAAGATCTTGAGAATTATTGGATCTTTATCACGAAATACGACAGAAGAAACGAAGCGCAGCGACAAGGGCTGGAGCTGATCCAGGCAGCAGGATACCCGATGTTAAAAACACGTATCAGATATTCCAGAAAAGTGTCAGAGTGTACATACGCGAGAATCCCGATTCCGAAGTACTCACCGAGATCTTTAGCTGCAAAGGACTATGAGGACCTTGTAACAGAGTACATTGCAGAGCTGAACATATCAGGAGGCGAGGAGTAATGGCTTTTAACCTTGCCGATATGGTTGCGAAACGCCCGAAACAGATACAGGAAGAAAACTCAAGTGATACGGTGTACAGAGACGTGTTCAAACTGGTTCCGTCAAAAGCGAATTTTTACGGAGTGAAACCAGAGAAATTGCAGGGATTGAAAAATTCTATACTGCTGTTCGGGGTGATGCAGGATGTCCTGATCGAAGAGAGAAACGGAGAAGATTACATCATTTCCGGACACTGCCGGACAATGTGCTGCAGAATGCTGGTAGAGGAGGGACATGAAGAGTTCCGAAAGATCAACTGCAAATATACAAAAGTGAAAGATAATGCTCGCAGGAATTTGTTAGAAATCGAGGAAAGTTGCATTGACGGTTCAGCAACAAGGGAAAATGACGATGCGATATCAAAGCTACTTGAACGTCTGTCTGTTATCCAGGCAAACCGGTTTAGAGATAAATCGGACTGGGAGAAGATGCGAGAGGCCCTGGATACAGAGGAGATCATAAAAGAGCTGAAAAACCTTGCTGGACTGAAAGGTAAGACAAGAGACATCGTGAGAGAGACGATCGGAGTCTCTGGAACACAGATGGAAAGATACCATGCAGTCCAGAAAAGGCTTAGTGCCGAATGGATGGCAGAGTTTGAGGCAGAGAAAATCAACATCACTGTAGCCCGCGAGCTTGCGGATCTGAATGAAAAATATCAGAAACAGGCTATGGAACACTACATGGAGCACGACATCATAACGCAAGCAGAGGTAAGAGCTTTTAAGAAGCTCCAGGAAGACAATAGAGATATTCCGGGGCAGTTTACACTTGCACAGGCAATCGGGCGGCAGAGACCACCGGAGAATGAGACACCGGTACAACCAGAATTGCAGATAGAGAGACTGTTTGAAGCACTGAACAAAGGTGAGAGAGAAAGAGTCGTCAAATGCGACACAAGAATGGCTGCATATTTAATCAGCATCAGATACAGAGATGTCAGGATCAGGAACGGACATTTCAATTATCAGGCAGGGAAAGAGGGAATCGTTTTTAATCCGGACGATACAATGCAGCATACGCTCACATGGAATGAGTTGGCGGAAGAACTGGTGAAAAGATACGGAAAGAAACAGAAGCCGGTCCGCATAGTATCCGTAGACGCTCCGGAGAAGCCACAGAGCACACTTACAGAGTCGGAGGCAGTCAAAGCGTTTTGTGAAGCTTACCCAGAGAAATTAAAAACAATCATGAGGATATGCCGAAGATGCGAAAATAATGGAGAAGCTGCTAAAGCCGTACAACTGGAATTTGCACCAGGTGGATTTAGCGCGGTAGGCGGGGGCAAAGTAAATTATAGCTTTATGTCATTCTCTGCAGGACTTGAAATTGAAGTGAACAATGAAAAAGTATCCATGAAATACGGACGATTGATCGTAGAAGCAAAGAACCTCTATGATCCATTATCCCCGGAATTTGATGCGGAGTCAAAGAAACCCGAAACAAAAGAGGATGAAGGACCGGCAAAATGTATCACAGGTCAATCCGAATCTGGATTGTGTGGAGCAGCTGCTTATTGTGACGAAAAATATACCTGTTGTTCTCAGTGCCCGGATGATTGCAACAGTCGTTGCGGGTGGATTCAGGAAAAGAGCTGCCAGTCGGCAGCAGAAACACCGGACGAAAAGCAGCAGGAAGACCATTCCGATGACCTTACCGAGATGGTAAAACATCTGAGAAATACAGATAAAATCCCCGATGCGTGGCCGGAAGATTTAAAAGACATCCCGGTACCTACAGATGTAGAAATCATCGGATATCTGTACGATGAAGAAAGAAGACTTAAAGAATTTTTTGAAGCAGAAAAAGAAGATCCTGGATTACCGCACATGACAATTCTGAAACAGCAGCTGATTGTTGGAGGATTGAGAATCATTAAAAATCTTGTAGAAGATTGCCGGGAAGAACCGGAAGAATCAGAACAGCCGCCTCTTCCGATCATGAAAAACAATGACCAGCGCAAGGAGTGGCTGAGAAACTACAAAGCCTGGGGACTCTGGTACACCGATAATCACACCGACGTGAAATATTATAAATACGATTTCCAGAACGGAGCACGACTGATCGTGGAAGAATATGCACCGAATCCAGGAGAACAAAAAAGCTGGTGGGTGTCAAGAATGACAGAGACATATTACATGCACCTAGTAGGCGGACCTGAACCGGATCGAGTTGGCGGAGTGCCAAAATGGACATATCATGCACGCTATGATAAATTTCCAAACTCAGAAACCGAATTGTGTGAGTTCTTAAAAGGTTTACAGAAGTAGCGGGAGGAATAAAAGATGCAGGAAAAGGCGCTTATTGCTCACTTAGAGTTACATAAAAAAGTAGTAAAAAACGCCTGGATACTCAGTTACGAGGGCCGCAAGGTCCTTGTGATTGAATTTCAGGAGACTGTCACAGAAGATGAAAGCATTGCGTATATCTTCGCCCTGGCTAAAAGCCTGGTATCAGGCAAAGGCAGCGAAACAATTAGCCCGGAGTTGATGAAGATGGTAAAAGGAACATATGTCCGGATTTTAGACGAAGAGATGAAAAGACTCATTGACAGTGGAATTGAAATGGAGAAATAAACAGAAAGGAGACAGGAGACATGGATGGTACAGCAACAATTAGCTTGGATACACTGGACGAGCTGAGAAAAAAGGCAGAAAAGGCGCGATTAGCAGTGAACCGGAGCAAGAAGTTCACAAGCAAGCTGATGGACTGCTATGAGTTCGATACAGAGAAATACAACAAAGCACTGGAAGAGATTGACAACAAAGAAGGCCTGACAGACAAGCAGTGTTCAAAACTGATTAGAGAAGCGATGGTGAAACATCTGAAAATTGTAGTGGATCCGGAGATGCTGAAAGAACTGATCCGGGAATACATTGACGAGGAAATATCCGACGAGCATATGGACATTGCGCGAGCAACCTTGAAAGAATTGAAACAGATTCAGGTAGTGCTGAAAGAAAAGTGAGGTGGAGGAAGAAAATGGAGAAGACATGTAAAACTTGTATGGAAAATGATTGTGGTCTTTGCGATCGCACCGGCCGTCTGGTAGAAGACGGCGATCAGTGTGAAAAATGGACGGGCAATCAGACAGACTGGAGAACTAGAATGATGCAAACATTCCTTGCAGGACATTAAGGAGAGAAAAATGGTCAAGAAGCTGTATGAGGTAAGAAATAGATCTGGCGACCTGATTCTGGAGAATGTAACAAGCGGAGAAATCAAGGAAGAACTGCATTGCACAACTGCTCAGGTAAACAATGCAAGAACCTCCGGGGATTGCATATTCGGAGAGTACAAGGTAGAAGAGATTGACAGGAAGTTGAGTAGAAAGAAGGATTTCGAACTATTGTTAGAATTTGAATCCGTCTGTGATCGGCTGCTGGGCAACGGGAAAGGAAAGAAATGAATAAGAGACAGAAAAAGAAATTATTCAAACAGGTCACTGGGAAAAATCCACCGAAGAAAATGAAATATTCCGGGAAAAGCTATCACCTGGCGATAAACAAACCATGGGGAGGAAGAAAGCCGACAGTAAATGCTTCCTGGGACAGCAAAGAATTAAGGCAGGCAGTAGGAAGAATATCAAAGATATTTGCAGAAGCTGGAGAAAAAGGACGGAAAGTAATTGAGAGCCTTAGAAATTTATTTGTAAATGCAGGAATAAGCATGTCAGAGATTCCAGAACAGGGAAGCTATGAAAAAAATACAGAGAATGTAGTTCATACAGCGGAAAAACTGGCGCAGCGCAGGAAAGCAGGAAGGAGCAGATGGAAATGAACCATTCGGCAGCAGAAGCACAGGAAAATAGAGAGAAAATATTGAAGTACATTGTAGGGTATATAAAAGCACACTGTTATCCACCTGCAATCTATGAAATTGCCAAAGAAACCGGACTGTCAAAGCAGACAGTCCACAGACATATGACAATGCTGATAGAGGATCATATTCTTGAGACAGATTCTGACATGGTAGATTCAAGAGCATATCGCATTAAAGGGACAAGAGTAGTAATGATAAAGGAGAAGAAATGAACAAAGTAATTTTGATGGGACGATTAACCAGAGATCCCGACGTAAGATATTCAACCGGAGAGAATCCACTGACAATAGCCAGATACACGCTTGCAGTAGACAGAAGATTCCACAAAGACGGAGAAGCAACAGCAGATTTTATTTCATGTGTTGTTTTTGGACGTGCAGCAGAGTTTGCAGAGAAATATTTCAGACAGGGATTGAAGATTACAATCTCTGGGCGTATACAGACCGGCAGTTATACAAACAGAGAAGGACAGAAGGTATACACAACAGAAATCGTGGTTGAGGAACAGGAATTCGCTGAAAGCAAATCATCTGGAGACAATGGAGCAGCTTATTATCCGCCAAAACAGACACCGCCGCCAGCTCCTGCGGACAGCGCAGATGGATTTATGAGCATTCCGGATGGAATAGAGGAAGAACTGCCGTTTGGCTGAGAAAGGAGCAATAATGGACGCTATTGAAGTAAAAGTGATTGTTAATCAGAGAAGACAGACACGCTGGTTGAAAGATTATCACGAAAGTTACAGGAAAAAGCTGGAGGAGAGAAAGAATGCAGTCGTTTCCGAAACAGAAAAAGAAAAAAAGGAGTAAAAAGAAAGAACCGGAAAGACCGAGTATCATGCACAGCAAAGAAAGCGGCACTTGCTATCTTTGTATGAAACTGCATAACAATTACAGACGATACCAGGCACTCCAGGAACACCACATATTTGGAGGGTGTCCGAATCGGACACATTCAGGACATTACGGGTTAAAGGTGTATCTCTGCAATATACATCATCTTGCAGGAACAGGACCGGAAGCTGTACACGCAAATAAGAAGATCATGGCCATGCTGCATGAAGATGGACAGAGAGCTTTTGAGGAAAACTGGGGAAGCAGAACAGAGTTTATGAAGATCTTCGGAAAAAATTTTATAATGGAGGATTAAAGCCATGATGGACATAGGAGACGTAAAGAAAGTTATTGATAACGTAGCACAGAAGCCATTCCTTTGCAGCGACACTAAGATTGAGACACAGAACGAATACATAATCACAACAAAAGCACATTATGAGGAACTTCTGATTGCGAAAGGAAAAGAAACCCCTTGCAGAGTTTTACAGAGAGAGGACGGTCTCTGGGAGTGTCCGGTATGCGGAGCAACAGATCAGCATGGACATAACTACTGCGATCAGTGCGGACAGAGACTGGGATGGGAAGACCAGATATAAAAGCAGAGAAATAAAGGAGAGTAGAAATGCCAAACGTGAGACCGCTGAACAGAAAGAAATATAATATATCAAAAAGAGCTTTTCAGACCGCATACAACTATTGCTTACAGTATACAGAGTGGAAAGAGGAGCTGGCCGTAAAGAGAGACACAAGAGCCGGACAGAATCTGACTGGACAGCCGGGAGCACATAACTGTTCTGACTCAACTGCTGACGCAGCCATGGAAGCGGCCGAGATTGCACGCAAGATAAAGAAGATTGAAGACGCAGCCATGGAAGCAGTCGGAAAAGAAAAAGAGCTGTATCCATATCTGCTGTATTATGTGACAACAGAATATTGTACATTTCAGACTATGAAAGCCAGAGGCATTCCATGCGAGAGATCGTACTTTTACGAAATGCGTAGGAGGTTTTACAGTATCATAGCAAGGAGGATTAGATGATAGAATGTGATAAATGCAAGGCTCAGATGGAGCAGACTGCAAAGGAAGAACATATACCAAATACAGAATTGGACATCCAATACATTCAGTGTGAACAGTGCGGAAAGAAGTACATTGTACTGCTAAAGGATAACAAGACGAAAGGAATGTTGATTCGGATCAGGAACATGCAGGCAAGATACCGCCGTATGCTCGGGAAAGAAAACATTGCGAAAGTAGAAGCATACAGAAAGAGTATGGAGAACTTCCAGAAAACAATACAGAAGTACCAGGCGCAACTGAGAAACAATAACAAAGACAAGATAAAAGAGTATCTGTAATACGGTACTCGAAGGACAAAATAAGTGATATATTGATAACGTGGTATTCAGGAAAGCCACGAATAATCGTTCCCCGCGAGAGAGGGCTTGCTATATGCAGGCCCTCTTTTGAGTTAGGAGGAATATGACGCAACAGGAAACAGAGTTCGTGCGCTGGTGCGTAGCGAACGATATACACAGGTTCTATGTGTGGACCAGGTGGAAGCAGGTCAGGCAGCAGGTATTGAAGATGGATCACAATGAATGCCAGAGATGCAGAGAGCATCACAGATACACAGCAGCCACGACAGTACACCATGTAAACTACGTGAAAAGACATCCAGAGATGGCTCTGGACATATGGTACGAGTGGCATGGAGTGAAGAAAAGAAACCTTATAAGCCTTTGCCATGAGTGCCATGAAGCAGTGCATGGTTACAGAAAACCACAGAAGCAGGAACCGCTGACAGAGGAACGCTGGGACTGATACCCCCGGTCGAAAAAATTGCGATTTTTGGCGGCCGGTCGGAGACCGGTGGGTGGCCTCGACAAATCTGCGAAAGGTCGCACATGATGAAAAAATAAAAAAATAGGGGTGAAAAAATGGCCGAAAAAAAAGCGGATATATTAGAAAGCTTAAAAGAGCAGCTGAGAAAAAAACAGGCAGATATTTCCGTCTTCAAAGACCTTTTGGACGACTATATGACCCTCTATGATGTCAAAAAGAAGCTAAAAACAGATATAAAAAAGCGCGGAGTGACCTTTGAGACCACATCCGCAAGCGGGAAAGCAACGATTGTAAAACAGAACCAGTCGGTCAAAGATCTGGTTGCTGTCAACAAACAGATGCTGATGATTCTGGACAAGCTGGAGTTGACAACGAAAGAAACAATAAAGGGGGATGATGATGACGAATTGTGATCCACGCATAGAGGAGTTCATGGAGGCCGTAGAGTCTGAGAAAATCAGAGCTTCCAGGGAAGTCAAAGCACTGGTATCACACGTCAGAAGTTGTTTCAAAAACGAAGACATATACACAGACAGCGAACAGCTGACGAAATATATCGGAATTGCAAAATATTTCCCGTTTGAAAAGCTATTTCCCTGGCAGATTTTTGTCGTGGGACTGCACGATTGCACATACTGGAGGGTATCAAAGACTCCGCGCTGGCCGGATCTTTTCTGTATGCTCGGAAGGGGCGCGGGGAAGGACGGAACAATAGCGTGGGAATCTGCCTGCCTGGTAAGTCCGTACAACGGAATCAGGGCGTATGATGTGGACATTTGTGCAAATAACGAAGACCAGGCGCTAAGACCCGTCAAAGACGTGGTGGAAGCTCTTGAAACGCCTGAACACACGAAAAAATTAAAAAAATTCTATTACTGGACATCTGAGAAGGTAGTAGGAACAGAAACGAAATCAACGATTCTGGGACGTACAAATAACCCATCCGGAAAAGATGGAATGCGCTCCGGCATGGTGGTGTTTAACGAGATTCACCAGTATCAGGATTACAAAAACATTGAAGTGTTTACAACCGGACTTGGAAAGAAACCACATCCACGCCGGTCCTACTACACCACACAGGGAGATATAAGAGAAGGACCGCTTGACGATATGCTTGGAACAGCGGCAGATATTCTTTTTGATGATCTTCCGGACAATGGTATGCTACCATTTATCTGCAGACTGGACAGCAAAGAAGAAGTATACGACGAAAAGAACTGGGAAAAAGCAAATCCATCCTTGCCATATCTCCCGACACTAATGGGAGAAATGCGAAAAGAATACAATGACTGGTTAGCACATCCGGAACGACTCAATGCATTTATGACAAAGAGAATGAACATCCCAAGCGGATCCACAGACATAAAAGTATGTTCGTATGAGAAAATAAAGCTCACGAACAGAGAAATACCGGATCTGTCAGGGTGGACATGCACCTGCGGGATTGACTTCTCGAAGATTACGGACCTTGTTTCCGTAAATCTACATTTCAGAGACGAAAACATCCGGTATGACATCAATCATTCATGGCTATGCAGTCGGTCAAAGGACATTCCAAGAATAAAAGCTCCTCTGGAAGAGTGGAGACGGAGAGGATTGCTGACAATGGTGGATGATGTGGAGATACATCCGGAGATCATCACTGATTATATTCAGGCAGCAATGATGAAATATTGCATAAAAGGAATTGCGATTGATGATTTCCGCTATGCTCTGCTGGCAGCAGCACTCAGGGAAATCGGATTCGACGCAAAAGTATATAAGAATTTAAAACTTGTACGTCCCTCAGACATAATGAGGGTTGCAACGGTAATAGACAGTTGCTTTGCAAATGACAATTTTATCTGGGGAGACAATCCGGTGCTCCGCTGGGGGACAAACAATACAAAAATGATCCCATACGGGCGAAAACCGGGAAAGAAAGATGATGCAGACATAGGAAACTATGTATACGGGAAAATTGAAGCAAAAAGCAGAAAAACAGACCCGTTTATGGCACTTGTCGCCTCTATGACAATAGAGGACATGATTCCATACGCACAAACGGCAGCAGTGCCTGACATTGGAGTAATGACTTACTGAAAGGGGGTGAGGAAGGTTGGGATTTTCATTCAGGAATCTGATACGGGGAAAGCCGGAACCAGAACAGTCGGTTGAAAACGTGTCTCGAATTGAGATTGCAGACAATCCAATCGAGAGCATAATGACAGAAATTTATCTGAGGGAATTGGCTTTTCAGAGAGCAATTCAGATTCTTGCAAAAATGTTAGGGAAATGCGAGATTCGTACATTCCTGAATGGTGACGAAATATTCCGGGATGAATATTATACCTGGAACTACGAACCAAACAGAAACCAGAACAAACAGCAGTTTTTTGATAAGTTAATCGAAAAGATGTTCAGAAACGGAGAGGCGTTGGTTGTTGCTGGAATAGATGGACAGCTCTATGTAGCAGATTCATTTTGCACAACCAGAAGCGCACTGTACGGGAACACATACAGCCAGGTGCAGATTGATGATTACACTTTTCAGAGATCGTTTAGATCCACAGATGTTCTGTATCTGAAACCGAACTGGAAAAATGTAAATACGATACTGCAGGGACTATATGGGTCCTATGCGAAGCTGATCCAGTACGGAGCAAAGACCTTTATGCAGTCACATGGCTCAAAAGGAACTCTGGACATATCAGCCGTAGCCCAGAACGCAAAAAACTTTGATGATACTCTCAAAAAGTTGCTGAATGATTATTTTAAGACATTCTTTGAAAGTGAAAATGCAGTTCTGCCACTGTTCGAAGGGTATACATTCACAGAAACGAACAGATCAAAGAACTACAATGAAACCACAACAAGAGACATAAAAGCACTGTATGATGATGTATTCGACTTTACAGCGAGGGCAATAGGAATCCCTCCGTCAATCCTGAAAGGGGACGTGCAGGACAACAGCAAGGCAATAGACGAACTACTGACTGTTGCACTGGATCCATTAGCCGGATCCTTAGAAAGCGAAATCAACCGTAAAAAATACGGGAAAGCCGTATTGAAGGGCAGCCGCTGCATGGTAGACACGTCACACGTTAAGCATGTTGACATATTCAGCAATGCGACGCAGATTGACAAGCTGGTACAGTCCGGAACGCATACGATCAACATGATTCTGCGCGCAATGGGACAACCGCAGATTAATGAGGAATGGGCGAACCAGCATTTTATAACAAAGAATTACAGCACAGTACAGGATTTATTGAACAGCCTGGAAGGAGGTGGAGAAAATGGCGGGAATGGAAAAAACACAGAATAAAACAAATTACTGTTTTAAGCAGGCAGCAGATCCGGCGGTACATTTGCTATACATTTATGATGATGTATCAGCGTATGGAGAATTTGACTGGAAAACATGGTCATATACCGAAAGTGAGACTTCTGCGAAGTATTTCCGCGATCAGCTGGCAGCAATTCCGGAAGATCATACGATTGAATTACATATCAATTCAAATGGCGGGTCTGTAAAAGAGGGAGTAACTATCTACAACCTTTTGAAGCAGTCCGGAAGCCGTGTAAAAGGAATCGTTGATGGAGTGGCGTATTCCGTGGCTTTTGTGATTTTACAGGCATGTGACGAAAGGATCATGGGCGTAGGAACAACAGCACTGATCCACGAACCATGGGTAACTGCATCCGGAAATGCAAGAGAGCTGAGAAAAACAGCGGATGATCTGGACGTACTTACGGCGAGTAATCGGAAAATCTTCCTTGAGCGTTCAAATCTGGAAGAACAGCAGCTTGCAGACATGATGGAGGCAGAAACCTTCCTGACTCCGGATGATTGTCTGGAATATGGTCTGATCGACAAGGTAGAGGATTACGGACACGCGCTAGAGGAAGACACGACAAAAGAAGGAATGCAGAAACGTCTCCAGGAAGTTATGCAGCATATGAAAGATACGAAGTCTTTCAGAGAACAGCTGGAGCTTATGCAGAAAGGACAGAAACCTGAACCGGGAAAGAAACCGGAAGAACCAGAGAAACACACACTGCAGGGATTTCTGCAGGGATTCAAAAAAGGAGAGTAAAATGAAAAATAAAGATTTTGCCGCATTAAAGAGAACGGAAATCCTCAACAGAATGAACACAGCTGTTGCAGAGAATGATTCAGAAGCATTTTCAAAAGCATATCTGGAATTATGCCAGGATATTGAGGAGAACGTACTTGAACAGGCGAAAGAGCTTGTAAATCAGAGTGATATGAATGTACTTGCGCAGAGAGGAGTGCGTCAGCTCACAAGCGCAGAAAAAGAATATTACGAAAAAGTAATTGACGCAATGAAATCTTCGGATCCAAAGCAGGCCCTCAACAATATCGAGACTGTTTTCCCGGAGACAATTATTGATTCTGTATTTGAAGAACTGACAACAAATCATCAGCTGCTGTCAAAATTAAATGCAACAACTGTAACTGGCCTTACAAGAATGATGTTGAACACAAACGGAGAGCAGAAAGCAGCATGGGGCAAACTCAGCAGTAAGATCATTGAAGAACTGACATCCGGATTCAAAGAAGTAGACGTAACTCAGGATAAACTGAGCGCATTCCTGCCAGTTTCAAAAGCTATGCTTGACTTAGGCCCTGCATGGTTAGATAACTATGTGCGACAGGTGCTCACAGAAGCTCTTGCGAATGGACTTGAGTACGGAATCGTAAATGGTACCGGAAAAGACATGCCAATCGGAATGGCGCGCCAGGTAGGAGACGGAGTGAACGTTGTGTCCGGAGAATATCCGGAAAAAGAGACTATCAAAATGACAGCTCTTGATATGATCCAGCTTGGAAATGTAACATCTATCATGGCAAGAAACAGCAAAGGCCAGGCAAGAACAGTAGATAACCTGATTATGATCGTAAATCCGGTAGATTACTGGAAAAGAATCCTTCCGGCAACACGCGCAATGTCTCCGGACGGCGTATATGTTTCAACACTTCCGATTCCTCTGGAAATCATCCAGTCGGCAGCAGTTACAGAAGGAACTGCAGTATACGGAATGGCCGGAAAGTACTTCCTTGGCGTAGGAATGTCCAAAAACGGAAAGATTGAGTATTCAGATGAATACAGATTCCTGGAAGATGAAAGAGTATACCTTATCAAGTTATACGCTCACGGATTCGCACTGGACAACAATGCTTTTGTCGTTCTGGATATTACAGATCTGCATCCGGTTCGCTTTGAGGTTGTAAGCAAACAGGAGGAGCACGTAGATAATGCACTGCTGTCTGACCTGAGAATCGGAGGATTAACTCTCTCACCGAAATTTGATAGCGACACAGACGCATACACAGCAAAAACAACAACTGCAACAAATACAATCACAGCGTTCCCGAAATCAGGAACAGCAGCGATTGAAATTACTGCGGGATCCAGCAAAGTAACAAACGGTGGAAAGATCACATGGACCGCCGGAGCAAATACCGTAACTGTTAAAGTCACAGACGGAGAGCAGACAAAGACTTATACCGTAACTGTAACCAAGGAGTGATAAAATGAGTGCTATGTCAGAAAATGATTTATCAAAACTTCTGGAGGATGTCAGAAACTATCTGGACATCACCTGGGACGATCCGAAAGGAGACGAGAAGCTCCTTGGAATGATAAAAAGGGGCATGGCATCATTAGCCGGAAAAATAGGGGAGTGCGATTTCCTGGGAGATACCCAGGAAAGAACACTCCTTTTTCAGCTTGTAATGTATGAGTATTCCGGAGAGCTGCAGCAGTTTTGGGAAAACTATAAAAGCGAGGTCGTTAGCCTGCAGATAGCAAAGAAGGTGGAAGAATATGCCAAGAGCCAGACGTAAACAGTTTGAAACGTTTACAGACGGAATGCTGAGCATCTGCAAAACAGAAGGAAGGGCGATTGTAGACACCAAGCTCAAAGACATTCGCTTCGGAAATCGCACAATTGGAGAGAGACGCTATTTTGATGCACAGACAGCAGGAAACAAGATAACAAAACTATTGAGCATTCCGGCAGCAACATTGAATGCAGACAGCATAGAGTCTCTTGACATTGTGATCCTGAATACTCAAAAAAAATCAAATGACCCAGCTCAATACAAAATAGTGCAGATTCAGGAAAAATTTGACGCTACACCACCTGCGATATACCTGTCACTGGAAAAAATCGTACAGTTATATAAAGACAGGAGGGGCGACAATGGCGGATAGTATCAGAATTGATGATCTGGCAGCAGAAATAAATCGCCTTGTTGAAGACTATGGAAAACAATGCGCTGAGACAACGAAGGAATGCGTAAATAATGTTGCAAAAAAGACAGTATCGAAGCTGAAACAGACATCCCCGGTAAATACCGGAAAGTATAAAAAAGGATGGAAGAAAACTGTTGTGAAAGAAAATTCTACAAGTTTAGTTATTGCGATCCACGATACAAAATATTCCCTGGTGCATTTGCTTGAAAAAGGGCATCAGAAAAGAGGAGGCGGAAGGGTGGCCGCAATCAAACATGTAGAACCAGCAGAACAGGCAGCAATAGCAGAGCTGGAAAAGGAGATCATGTCAAGGCTATGATGTCAGCTGAAAATATCAAAGAAATGTTGAATGAAATCGGCTTACCGTATGAATACGATCATTTTTCGACTCATAACTGGATAGAGCCGCCTTTTATCGTATGGAGGATTCCGGAAAGTGATAATTTTCACGCAGATGGGATTACATATGCAAAAATTGACGTTCTGAATATCGAATTGTATTCAGACGAAAAGGACTGGAACAATGAAAAGAAGATAGAGGACATCCTGGATAAGTATGGAATCACATACGACAAAACAGGAGAATATCTTGACTCAGAAAAAATGTACGAAGTTTTATACGAAATGGAGGTATAAAGATGGGCAAAAAAGATAACAAAGTTAAGTACAATCTTAAAAACGCACATTACGCATTACAGAACGAAGGAGAAGATGGAACAATTACTTTTGAAGTCCCGAAAGCAATTCCGGGATCTGTATCCATATCACTTGACGCAAATGGAGATATTTCACCGTTCTATGCAGACGGAATCCAGTATTATGTGTCAGCTGCAAACAACGGATATGAAGGAGATGCAGAATTTGCATTAATTCCGGATTCTTTCAGACAGGATGTCCTGAAAGAAAAGAAGGATGAAAAAGGCGTGCTGCATGAAACCAGTGATTCTACGGATACACAGAAATTCGCATTTTTGTTTGAATTTGATGGAGATCAGAAAGGAATCAGACGAGTTCTCTACAACTGCACAGCTACCAGACCGTCAATCGAATCCGAGACGAAAGAAGATAGTATTGAACCTGGCACAGAAACAATTACGATCAGCAATGCTCCACTTCCGAACGGACGGGTAAAAGCTCAGACGACGGTAGACACAGACGACACCGTATACAGCGGATGGTATAAGACAGTGTACTATCCAGAAACAATAACAGAAGCAACGCAGGCTGTTAATGTAGATAAAAAAGCCGTAGGAGTATAAGAATGCTGACAAAAACAATTAAAATTGATGATAAAGAGGTGCTTTTTGCCGCTTCTGCTGCAATTCCGAGAATTTACCGGATCCAGTTCCGGAGAGATATCTTCCAGGACATGACAAAAATTGAAAAGTCCGTAAAAAAATCACAGGATAAACAGGCTGAAACGAAGGTGTCCGAGTCGGACATCCCTATTGAGGATTTGGAGATGTTCGAAAATGTAGCGTTCGTAATGGCAAAACACGCAGCACAGAAAAAGGGACAGGATTTCCCAGAAGATGTATACGACTGGTTAGATCAGTTTGATACCTTTTCAATTTATACGATTTTCCCAGAGATTGTAGAACTCTGGAACCTGAACCAGCAGACACAGGCAGAAGCAAAAAAAAACTTCGACCAAGTAGCCGGGAAATGACGACACCTCTATTCCTTCTCAGGTGCGCGCAGGTTGGAATAAGTATCCAGGATTTAGACCTTCTGACAGTAGGTCTTGTCCTGGATATTTTTACGGAAAAAATTAACGATGACTATAAATGGCCGAAAATGGCAACTCAGGAGGATATGGATAAATTCTGAACGGAGGTGACAATTTTGTCCAAAGGCCGCGACATAAGGGGACTTACGATTGAAATTGGCGGCGATACCACAGGACTACAAAATTCACTTAAAAATGTAAATTCACAGATAAAGACCACACAGGCACAGCTGAAAGACATAAACAATCTGCTGAAACTGGATCCTACAAATACGGAACTGTTACAGCAGAAACAGAAAGCACTTGCCGATGAAATCGGAAGTACAAAAGAAAAACTGGAAGCGTTAAAGACTGCAGAACAGCAGGCACAACAGCAGTTTGCGGAGGGAAAGATCTCACAGGAACAGTATGACGCTCTCAAACGAGAAATCATTGCAACAGAGGAAAGCCTGAAATCCCTGGAGACTGAGGCAAAAAATGCGCCTACTCAGATGCAGCAGTCTATTGATGGACTGAATGAAAAAATAAAGACAACACAGACAGAGCTTAAAGAAATTGACAAGTTGCTAAAACTGGATCCAACAAACACAGAGCTGCTACAGCAGAAGCAGAGAGCACTGTCTGATGAGATTGGAAATACGAAAGATAAGTTGGAACTCCTGAAAAATGAAGAACAGGAAGTGCAGCGGAAGTTCCAGGAAGGAAAAACCTCACAGGAACAATATGATGCTCTGAAAAGGACAATTATTGAGACAGAGGAAAGCCTAAAATCCCTGGAGAACGAAGTGGGATCAGGATCTGCAAAGTTGGCCGAAATTTCAACAGCTTCTGGGAAAATAGGGGAGAACCTGACATCAGCAGGAGAAAAAACGCTTCCTGTTACAGCGGCAATTACTGGACTGGGAACTGCTGCTGTTAAGACGGCAGCAGACTTCGATAGTTCAATGTCGAATGTAAAAGCTATCTCCGGATCATCCGCAGACGAAATGGATATGCTTAGAGAACGCGCAAGGGAGATGGGCGCGCAGACAAAATTCTCTGCAAAAGAAGCCGGAGACGCTATGGGTTACATGGCCATGGCCGGATGGGATGCACAGCAAATGTATGATGGACTCCCAGGAGTTATGAACCTTGCAGCTGCGTCTGGAGAAGATCTGGCACAAACATCGGATATCGTAACAGATGCTTTAACCGCGTTTAATCTCAAAGCAGAAGACAGCGCTCATTTTGCTGACGTTCTTGCAAAAGCAGCATCAAGCGCAAACACCGATGTCGGAAAAATGGGAGAGACATTCAAATATCTGGCACCAGTAGCGGGAGCATTGGGATACAGTATCGAGGACACATCGGTAGCAGCTGGGCTTATGGCCAACGCCGGAATTAAAGCCTCACAGTCAGGAACGCAGTTAAGAACATCTCTGACAAACATGATTAAACCATCGAAAGATGTCGGAGATGCAATGGAAAAATGGGGCTTTTACGCAACGGAAGCGGCAACATCAGTTAATCAGGCGAAAGTCGATAAACAGATGATTAGGGTGCAAAAAGCAACTCTGGCGGCAGATAAAGCACAGCAGAAATACAATGCTGCTGTTGAAAAATACGGCGAAAGTTCAGAAGAAGCTCAAAACGCTGCGGCTAATTTAACTATTAAACAACAGGAACTTTCAAATGCAAACGAAACTCTGACACAGTTGCAGGAGGGAACCACAGAAAATGTAAGACTGTACAACAAGGCACTGCAGAACGAAGATGGCAGCATGAAGTCATTACGTGAAACCATGGATTTTTTGCGTGAAACCATGGGGGATATGTCAGAAGCGACACAGACGCAGGCAGCGACGGCCATTTTCGGGAAAGAAGCCATGGCCGGGATGCTCGCGATCATTAATGCTTCGGATGAAGATTATAAGAAACTTGTAGATAACATTGATAATGCGGACGGAGCTGCGGAAGAGATGGCCGCAACTATGCAGGATAACCTTGCTGGACAGCTTACAACTTTACAGAGTGCTCTGCAGGAGTTGGCAATTGCGTTCGGTGAGATTTTAATGCCGTATATCAGAAAAGTAGTTTCAGTGATCCAGGATTTCGTGAAGAAGCTAAACGGAATGAGCGAGGGACAGAAAAAAATAGTTGCGACCATTGCTCTGATAGTTGCGGCAATCGGGCCGCTGCTTATAACACTTGGGAAAGTTGCAACCGGAATATCAGCAATTACAGGACTGTTTTCTAAGATGAAAACACTGACAACGATAACGAGCATACTTGGAAAAGTAAAAGGAGCTTTTACAGCTCTGTTCGGCGTTATAGCTGCAAACCCAGTGATCGCAGCCATAGCCGCGATTGTGGCAGCACTGGTATTACTGTACACAAAATGCGAATGGTTCCGGGATGTAGTAAATGCAGTTGTACAAAAAATTGTGTCATTTTTTACCGAAACAATACCGCAGGCATGGAATACATTGATGGAATTTCTTTCAGGTATTCCGGAATGGTGGTCTGGAATCTGGCAACAGGTATCAGACTTTTTCATGCAGATATGGAATGGAATCGTAAACTTTTTTACCGTAACAATACCGCAGGTATGGAATAACGTTGTTACATTTTTTGCAAGTGTTCCGGCGTGGTGGTCCGGTATCTGGCAGCAGGTATCAGATTTCTTTACAAATATCTGGACAACAATGATGCAGAATCCGGTCATATCTGGAATTGTGACAACGATCACAACGCTATGGCAGAATGCAGTTACTACATTGCAGGGAATCTGGCAGGGACTTGTCGCTATTGCACAGGGCGTCTGGGAACTGCTGAAAAATACGATTCTTGCGCCGGTTATTTTACTGATTGACCTGGTGACAGGAAACTTCGAGAAGCTAAAAACAGACGCGTCAAACATCTGGACAAATATCCAGAACGCAGCAAAAACAATATGGTCCGGAATTAAACAGGTAGTTTCAACGCTTGCGCAAGGACTTGTTACTGCAGTTACAACGATGTTCACGGGATTCAAGAATACATTATCACGAATCTGGACCGCAGCATCTCAGGCAGCATCAAAAGCCTGGACCTCTATTAAGAATTTTGTTGTAAACGCTGCAGAAAATTTAAAAGAAAGAGCGTCGGACTCAATCCAGACTCTGAGAGAGCATGCGTCAGAATACTGGGATAATATCAGATCAAACACTTCGGAAACGTGGCAGAACGTAAAAGAAACAGTTATACAATACGCCGGAAACATGAAAGACAGAGCTGTTGATACATTCAACAGCGTTGTATCTGGAATATCCGGAGCACTGTCGGGCGTATACTCTGCTGTTGTAAATGGATTTTCCAGCGCGATCAGCTACATCACGGGATTACCGGGACAGGCGGTTCGCTGGGGACAGGATTTCGTGAATGGTATTGCAAACGGAATCAGGAGCTGTATAGGTAACGTAACGAATGCGGTATCAAACGTAGCGAACACGATCAGATCATGGCTGCATTTCTCAAGACCGGACGAGGGTCCATTGCATTACTATGAAGAATGGATGCCGGACTTTATGAAAGGTCTTGCGACAGGAATTGAAAAGAGCCAGGGACTTGTTGCTGACGCAATGAAAGATGTTCAGATGGATATGCAGTTAGATACAAGTTCAATGAAACCAGCTAATAACCTGAACAAAACAGATATAACCGGAATAACCGGAATGTTGGCACAGCTGATCCAGGTAATGAGCGCAGGACAGGAGATCTATTTTGACAACAGAGAATGGGCTGGAAAACTTGCACCTGCAATAAATACAGAGCTTGGAAGAATAGCAAAGGAGGCGGCGTATAGATGAATAATGTATTAACAATAAAAGCAACGATTACAGTTGAAAATACAGGGAAAGTCATTGATACGCTGGAAGACTGGGGATGTGCGATTGGAAACAACAATTATATCAAAGAGCCGGACGTAGAAACATATTACATTGATATTCCAGGTGCAGACGGATTTCTGGATGGTTCAGAAGCAATAGCCGGAAGAACAGTGTATAAATCAAGAGAAATTGATATTTTACTTGGAGGAAAGAAGCCGAGGGAAGACTGGGACAGCTTTATCTCAAATATTCGAGGACAGCTGCATGGAAAAAACGTGAGAGTAACGTTTTCGAATGATCCAGCGTATTTCTGGACCGGCAGAGCATATATTACGGATTTTGACCGGTTCAGAGAACTGGGACAATTTCATTTAAGCATTCCGAGGGCGGATCCATATAAGTATTCACTTGCAGATTCAACAGACGACTGGCTCTGGGATCCGTTTGATTTTGAAACTGGCGTAATAGATCAGGGAGCCGGAATCACAATATCCGGTTCTGAATCATATACGGTATGCGCTGGAGATATTGCAATTGTACCAGTGATAAACGTGAAAAGCATAGGTTCAACCGGATTAAAGGTTACAGGATGCGGAGAAACATACACGTTGACACTTGGGAGAAATAGGTTTCCGGATATTGTTGTATTTGGAGAAGATGAAACCCTGGAATTTTCCGGGTCCGGAACGCTGGATATTGTTTACAGGAGGGGATCATTGTGATTTATAAAATTAAATTAGATGGAAAAGTCCTGTATTATCCAGGGGACCGGCAGGCAGCAGTTATCAATCCGGAACTGGATTTACAGACTGGATATGCGGGGGAACTTACTTTAAAGGTTCCGCCGTTAAATCCGCTGTACGGAGAAATTCACAACAGAAAAAGTATGGTTTCTGTATACAGAGGGAATACAGAAATATTTTACGGAGAAGTCCGCACACGCGAGAAAGACAGATTTAAGAACCAGCCAGTGAAAGCAACCGGAGCCTTGTCTTTCCTTGCTGACAGCATCCTGCCACAGCAGGAATGGCATGATATATCCCCGCGAGAGCTGCTGGACGCATGGTTACAGCTGCATAATAACCAGGTAGAAGACAGAAAGAAAATATACATAGGAATCGTCACGATTCACGACAGCAATGATTCTTTGTATAGAATTACAGACAGAGAGAACACACTGGAAGCAATCCGGGATAAATTAGTTGACCGTCTGGGCGGATACCTACGGATCAGACACGAAAGCGATAAACTGTATCTCGACTGGCTGACTATTCAGGAATACGGAAAATATTGCGAACAGCCTATACAATTCGGGGAAAACCTGATGGATTATTCAGAGACAATGACAGCAGACGATGTTATCACAGCTCTGATTCCGTTAGGAGCGGCAATCGAACAGGAAACAGACGAAAACGCATCAGAATTTGAACGACTTGAAAAAAATGTTGATATTACATCAGTAAATGATGGAAAAGACTACATATACAGTAAAGAAGCAGTTGAAAATTTCGGATGGGTATGGAGAACAGAAAAATGGGACGACGTATCAGTTCCGGCAAACCTGTTAAAGAAAGCAACTGAATTTCTGACAAGCAAACAGTACGAAAGCCTTGTTATTTCGCTGACTGCCGTAGACCTGTCTTTATTCGGGCAGGATTACGATTCGTTTGACATAGGAGACAGAGTGCTTTGTAATGCAATTCCATACGGAATGAAGAAAGTTCTTCCGGTTATGGAAATGAAAATACCATTGCAACAGCCAGATCAGGCGCAGCTGACACTTGGAGAAAACCTGCAGCAGTCTTTTACAGATCAGACATCCGGAACATTCACGCAGATCAGACAAGAGACAACAGACGCGGGCAGAGTCCAGACAGAATGGATGAAGTCGGCAATTGATAACCTTACGAAGCAAATGACGGGAGCGAAAGGTGGATATAAGCTCACCGAATTTGATGAAAACGGTCTCTGGCTCAGAGATCTGTACATGGACGCACCGGATAAAAACCAGGCAACAAACATACTGCAGATAAACAAAAATGGAATCGGAGGTTCGCACAATGGCTATGCCGGTCCGTATACCGTCGGCATGACTTTAGACGGAACCATTCTGGGGGAGAGAATCCTTGCCGGTTCGATTAAAACAGAAGCTCTGTCAACAGAATGCAAAAATTACATTGAAACAAAAATATCGGACGGGGATTCAGAAAACAAAAAAGTGATTCTAAAAGAAGTCACAACCTCCCTGGAGGCCATGGATGGAAAGATAACTCTTTCTGTTTCAAGCTTAGAACAGCAGTTAAAGAGAAAATCTGGAAACTGGTATGGAAATTACAAACCTACTTCCGGAAACAATCCGGCCTCAGCCTGGACAACTGATGAATTGAGACAGGAGCATGAAAGAGATCTCTTTTTCAATACCACAACTGGCTATGCTTATCAGTATCAGAAAAATGATAGTAATGAGTATGGATGGGTAAGGGTAAAAGATAAGGACATTGAAGCAGCTCAGAGTACAGCAGAATCTGCGCTTTCCAAAATCGAGGTCCAGGAGGGACTCATAACTGCAGAAGTATCCAGGGCAAAGGGAGAGGAAGAAAAACTCAGATCAGCAATAACACTGACCGAGACAAATATCCTCTCAACAGTGTCAAAGACATATACGACACAGGAGATGGCAAATAAACTCTATGCAAACGCAGTACAGGAAGGCCAGGACGCGGCAGATCAGGCAGAAAAGAATGCAAAAGACGATACAGATACAAAACTGAAAAACTATTCTACGACAGTAGAAATGAACAGCGCAATCAATCAGGCGGCGGATAGCATTTCCTTAGAGGTGTCAAAAACCTATACGACAACAGTACAGGTAGAAGAAAAATACAAAGACGCAGTAAAAGCTGGACAGACAGCAGCAGTCAACGCAGAAACAAATGCCACGAAAGCCGGACAGACTGCAGCAGATCAGGCAGAAAAGAATGCAAAAGCTGATACAGATACAAAGCTGAAAAGTTATTCTACAACAGAACAAATGAATACAGCTATAAAGCTGGCAGTAGATAACATCACTCTTGAAGTAAAAACCGTACGCCAGGCAGTATCTGAGAAAAACGGAAATTTCTACGGAAGTAAAATCCCGACAACATCAAATGAACCAGCCTCAGCCTGGACAACTGATGACTTAAAATCTTTGCATGTCGGAGATATTTACTATGATATTACAACCGGATATGCGTATAGATACACATACAAAACTCCGGGATTAAAAATCACATTTTCATCCGATTCGAGGACAGAGAGTGTAAATTACGATTATGTAAAGATTTATTACAACGACAACGGAACCATGAAACTTGCAGGAAAATTCGGAGGGACTGATATAGCAGGAGCTTCCGTCTTTGTTCCAGCATCAGAATTTTATGTATATTGGCGCACAGATAGCTCAAGCTGCAACTTCTACGGATTCAGCATAGCATCAGTGACAAGTACATCAGGAGAAGGAACCGGAACTGCGGAATCATTGCCAAACTATACAGTAACAGAATTGTCAAAAGGAACATATCCGGAAAGCCCGAACCATGGAAATTACGGAAACAACATCAATCTGCTTTGGAAGTGTTCCGGAACGACATCCGGAAGTAAAACAGCATCATGGGAAAGAATCCAGGATCAGGACATTAGCGTTGCAAAAGCGCAGGCGGACGCTGCAAAAAGCACTGCGGATGCAGCGAAAGATACTGCAGATACTGCGAAAGATACAGCGGACACTGCAATATCCAGAATTACCGTAGCAGAAGGCTCTATCACATCAGAGGTATCGAGGGCAAAGGATGCAGAAAGTGGTCTTAGTTCTCGGATCACGCAGACCGAGACTTCAATCAGCAGCAAAGTTTCAAAGGGAGATATTGCATCATCAATTAACCAGACAGCGCAGAGCGTTAAGATTAACGCATCAAAAATTAACTTCAACGGTTTGGTTACTGCGAATACTTATTTTAAAATTAACACAGACGGTTCATTTGCAGCGAAGAAAGGAACTATCGGAGATTTTACGGTTACAAGCGGAAAAATAACCACCGGATACGCAACGTTAAGTATGCGATCACATGCTTTCATTTTTAATGGAGGGTTAGAGATACATACGGGTACTTCAACGTTTTCGGATGGTTCTGACGCATTTAAAGTATTTAATCTTTCCCATGTGACATCTGGAGGCCATATGGTATTTGCGAGCGACGGAGCAACAGTAGCTTATTTGTCGTCTTCGTCAAAACGGTACAAAGATCATATTGCAGATATGACGCTGAATGAAGCAAAAAAAATACTGGATGTGCCGGTAATATGGTTTAAGTACAAAGAAAACTATTTAAGCCCGACAGACTGGCTAAACGGAAAGAAATTGCCAGGTTTCTACGCGGAAGATGTATACAGTATCTTTCCGGAAGCCGCACAGCTGAATGAGGAAGGAAAGCCGGAAGACTGGAACTTCCGAATACTTATTCCGTTAATGCTTAAACTGATTCAAAATCTCTATGAGGAAAAGGAGAAAACAGCATAATGAATGAAGTAAAAGAAAAGGACAATAAAGAAACTATTAAGGAAGAAACAAAGGTGTCCGAGTCGGACACAGAAGAAAGCACCGCACAGGAACAGAAAGAGGATAATAATACAGTAGAGAAAGCAGTAGAAGCTCCTCCGTTAGGGGCAATCCTGGACAAAAGAACAGAAGAAATTCGAAACGTGGTATTTGGAGCAATGGCACAGTATGGAATCCCTGCGTCGTTAATGGATTACATGCTTACCTCTGTTCTGTCAGAAGTAAGAGATTTAAAGTCAAAAGAATATTCAGACTGCCTTGTAAATAAGGGGGAATAAAAGTGGCAAACGTAAAAAAATACACAGATCAGATTGCAAAAGCGCAAAAAGGGCGAGATGTCAGAGATGCGATTGTTAATGCGATAAATGCAGTCTCGGATGAAAACAACGAATACAATCAGGTAAAAGCTGATATTCTCGAAGCGCAGACAGATATAACTGGAAAAGTAGCGAAAAACGAACAGACAGAACAGACATTTGCGGCAGATGTAAAAAAAGCAGAAACTCTAAAAAGCCAACTTGATAGCACTGTCTCAATTGCGAATACAGCAAAAAAGAATTTAGATGATTCAAATACAGCAGCGGGAAAAACAAAAACTGCTCTGGATTCATCAAATGCAACTGCGACACAGACAAAAACAGGGCTGGATTTAACAAATAAAACCGCCTCTGATCTGAACACATCTCTGGAAGAAAAAATCACCGAAGGAGCACAGCTGCAGACAGATCTCCAGACGACCGGAGAAACTGCGGTGAGCAATTTACAGACAGAAGCAAATAAACAGATTCAGAATATTACTGCAGCAGGTGGAGGAATTGAAAACGCACTTTCAAATTTCTTCGCCCTCCGCAGAACAGGAAAAGTCTACACAACCAGAATCTACAAGTATGACACATCCACCAGCCCGACAGGAGTGAAAATGAATGACAATGAAGGACTGGTGAGAAAACCGTCTACAAATACAGTGATTGGACAGGATGATTACAGGGAAATTGGCGTATTCATGCACTTTCCATGCAATTTTACCGTAGATGATAAAGGTTTTAACCATGTGACTGCACTGCAGGGACAGCCGGATTTTAAAAAGACCGGAAAAGTAGATGTGGGAGAGGTCACAATGTCCGCGTGGGTTGGCATCACAGACAATCCTGAGTATGTAGATTATCATTACTCAGACAGTCCAAACGAAGCTCTTGGACTTAGACCAATGGGAGAGTCAATTAATCCGGACGGAACAATATCACCTTTTATGATTCATGGAAAATACGGGGCAGGAGACATTGATGGAGTGCCGTACAGCTCCGCAGGGCTGATTCTGGCAAACGGAAGCCAGAAAGGAGGAAAACCAGTATCACATACCGGGCTGATCGCATACATGAGAAAGAAAGGCCGAATGTACGTGGGAACAACAAACTGGGATCTCTTTTACAAACAGCTTATGATGATTATTTTATACGCAACCACGAACAGCCGGAGCGTTATGACTGGATGTAATTCTTATTCAATGCAGGAAATGGCAGCAGTTGCAGAAACCGGAGTAACAAGAGTGATTCTCCCGAAAGCAAAAGCAAACAATTATATTGTCGAGTCTTATGTATCTGTCGGGGATATTGGTTCAAATACAAACAAAGATAGATATTACGCATACATGCACAACCTTGCATATGACGTGAAGATCTTGAAGATTGAACCGGTAGACGATACAAATTCTGCAATATATTTGGATACAGAACCATTCAACACGACATTAACGACCTGCATCTCAACAATGCCATGGCGGACCGGCTCAACCGACAGTGTGCTTGGATCAGATGGATCGCCGCTATCAAATACAGATAACAAGAATCCATTCAAGATCCAGGGAATCGAAACTGGATACGGAGCTTATGAAGTTCTCAGTAATGTATTCATGGATATTGTTACAGATGCAGATGGAACACCAAAGAGAGACGTATACATCTGCATGGATGCGTCACTGCTTACAACAGATATGAATGCAGCAAAGACACGATATAAGAAAGTGGCGGCTCAAGTAACATACACAGCATCATCATGGAAATACATCTCAAAATGCTTTGTTGATCCAGCACTGGGAATTATGGTACCGACGGAAGCAAAAGCTGGAAGTACAACAGGATTCTGCAATGGACTGTATACAGATTCAGGCACGAGCGGCCAAAGAGAATGGCTGTCCCTGGGCAATCTGGGCTTTGGCGCGATTTACGGCCTCTGGATTCTGCATGCGAGCCTTGGCGTTGGCGGTGCGTGCTGGTTTATCGTCTCCGGCGTTTCACCGAACGGCACACGGGGTGAATGGCAGGCGGCAGCCTGACAGAGGGGCTGTCCCCTCTATGTAACTGATAACTAATCAACTTCGAAAAAGCAGAATAGCAATAAATTACGGACTTGTAACACGAGGTAGCGGTTCCTGTTCCCTGGCTGTCCCTGGGCAATCTGGACAATGGCACGATTTACGGCCTCTGGATTCTGAATGCGAACAATGGCGTTGGCGGTGCGTACTGGTTTATCGTCTCCGGATTTTCTTGAAAATGATTTGATATTTGTGTTACATTTCGCTCCGCAGGACGGAGCCTGCAACAGCAGCGTGGGGCATCACCGAAATTTGATTGAAGCCGAACCTTGTGATCGGGAGCATAGGGGCCTGAGACAAGGACCATGAATGCAGTTGATTCATGTGTGGGGTGAGTAGAAAAACCGAAAACCCCTTATATCAAGAAACGAATGAAACGGTATTGTAAAAACATAACATTAGATCAGAATTTTATAACCGCATGTATCTACGAATGTCTAAGCGATAAATGGAACCGTATGGATACAGCCAGATTTCTGGCAAACTATACGAATATCATTACAGCCAGGCAGATACACAGGATTATAAAAGAAAACCTTAAAGACTGGTTGCATAATTTAGTCTGCACAGCAGCGGCAGGACTGGAAGAAGAAATAAAACTTAGAAAAGTATCTTTTGATCCTATAGAGACAAGCGCAAGACTGGATGGAAATTCAGGAAAAGTAAGAGATATAGGCGTTGAGTGCATAAAACAGCAGATATACGATTATGTAGTCACAAACGGCTTAAAAGAATTAATTGTAAGAAAAGTAGGAACTTATCAATGTGCGAGCATTCCAGGGAGAGGACAGATCTATGGAAAAGAAGCAATTGAAAATTGGATCCGCAAGAATCCGGGCAAGACCAGAGTAGCAGCAAAGGGAGATGTCCGGAAATGCTATCCATCCATTAACAGGAGAAAATTGAAAAGAATGTTAGAAAAGCAGGTCAAAAATGAGGATCTGCTTTATTTGACTTTTATTTTAATTGACTCATTCGATCAGGGGCTGTCAATCGGATCATACTTGAGCCAATGGCTTTGTAATTATTATCTGAGCGCAGCTTATCATTATGCAGCTGAAAAGCTGTTTAAGAGGAAGAAACACCGGGACGGAACAACAGAAGAAATCAGGCTGATTAATCATGTCTTGTTCTACATGGATGACTTCCTGCTGATCGGAAGCAGAAAGGCAGATGTGAGAAAAGCAATGAAGCTCTTGATTAGATACATGAATGAGTATTTAGATCTGACGGTAAAATCAGACTGGAAGCTGTTCCAGATCGACTGGATAGACAAAGAGGGAAAACATCATGGAGAACCTATTGATATGATGGGATTCAAAATATATCGGGACCACACAGAGGTAAGACGGAGCATTTTCCTGAGAGGACGCAGGACATTTGTAAAAGCCGGGAAGTATGCGGAGAAAGGAAAAGCGATACCATTAGATCTTGCGTACCGGTGCATAGCATATTACGGATGGTTCAAACATTCCGATTCTGAATATTTCAGAGAAAAGTATAACGTAGATAAGATCTTTGAGAAAGCGAAAAGGAGGGTAAGTCGTGAAAGCAAGATTTACAGAAAAGCAGGATTCTGTAACCTGGAATGTGCTGCCTGATGGAAACGTGGATGTAATGATATGCCTGAATGAAAAGACTGTTACAGAAACTTATCCGGATACAGATCCGGAGACGGAACAGACAGTATTCGAATATGATTTTAACCAGTTCCGGGAAAGACAGGAGAAAATCTCAGAGGAAACTGTAAGAGCATCACCGGAAAAATATCTGAAATATATTCCGAAGGAAGAAAAAAGCATTGAACAGAAATTTGCAGAGCAGGCAGAACAGATCGAAATGTTGAAAGACTGCCTGCTGGAAATGAGCGAACAGGTTTATGCGTAGAAATTTAATTATAATGTTATTGAGCAAAGGAGATAAAGAAATGATGGCAAAATTATGGGTTACTGAAATTTTAAGCAAAGATACTATTGAAGAAGCAAAAGAGGAATATAACAGAGTACCGAGACTCTTAAAAGAAAAAGTAAAAAAATTACTCATTGATGCAGGTATGGAGGAAATCGTTGAAGAATGACAAAGTTGCAGATCATAAGCAGACTCTGGTCAACGATTTATGATTTGAAGTTAAAACAGAAATCAGAGGCAGAGATTGACCAAGATCTTGATATTCTGGAATATGAATGTCGTAAATATGCAGATGTAGACGACGAGGAAATAGAGATGGACAATGAAGTAATTACACGGGCAGAGCATGAGGAGTTCAGAAAAAGAATAGAAGCAGAAGACAATCGCCAGAATAGACGCATTGAAATCATGGAGAATAGTGTCCAGCAGCTCCAGGAGTTAGTTGCTTCGGTTCAGACGCTTGCAACAAACATGGAAAACATGGTAAAGGAGCAGGGACAACAGAGTGCCAGACTGGAAGCACTGGAAGCGAGGGATGGGGAAAAGTGGCGGACAGTAACAAGTTACTTATTAACAGCAGTGCTAGGCATTGCAATTGGAATTATTGCAAAACAGTTCGGATTATAAGGAGGGCAAAATGTTTAAGAATTGTGTATTTAAACCGAGCGTAGATACCGTGAAATGGTGGAAGAAAGCAGGGATCAGAGCAGTTAAGACAATGGCACAGACTGCGGTGGGCGTAATCGGCGCTGGAAGCGTGATTTCTGCGGTGGATTGGAAGATGGTTGTTTCTTCTGCAGTAGTGGCTGGAGTTGTCAGCTTGCTCACAAGTGTCGCAGGAATCCCGGAAGTATCAGCAGACGAAAGCTTGTTTTCGGATGGAACAAAATAATTTGTGCGGCCTGGCGCTATGCCGGGCCTCTTTCTGGAGGTAAAAATGGAAATCAAAGGAATTGACGTTTCCGCCTGGCAGGAAAATATTAATTGGGATACCGTTGCAGATTACGGAATGGGGTTCGCGATCCTCCGGATCACAGAGAACGGAAATGTTACGGACAAATATTTTGAAAAAAATTATACGGAGTGCCAGAGACACAATATTCCAATGGGAGTATACAAATATTCTTACGCAATGACAGTTTCAGAGATTGAGTCAGAAGCAAAAAAAGTTGTTGCGGTGCTTGCAGGAAGAAAACTACAGTTCCCGGTGTGGTTAGATCTGGAGTGGAACAACCAGCGTGCACTTGGATCAGAAAGCATTCATAAACTGGCAGAAGCATTCGAGAAAATTATCATTGCGGCCGGATATCGGTTTGGAATCTATTGTAATGCAGACTGGTATGAAAATGTAATTTGCTCACATTTAAAAAAATATGATTTCTGGATAGCACGTTATCCGGCATCAGATAACGGCACCTTACAGGAACGACTCCGGCCGGACTTTGGTGTGGGCTGGCAGTATTCCAGCAAAGCGAAGATACCAGGCATCAGTGGAGCTATAGACAGAAATGTGTTCTATAAAGACTATGCAGAAAGCAAAAAGCAGGAGGGAGGAACAGACGTGGACAAGGCAATTGAAAAAGTTATTCTAATTGCGAAAAATGAAGAAGGCTATCTGGAGAAAAAGTCAAATAGTCAGCTTGATAGTAAAACAGCAAACGCAGGCTCTGCAAACTTCACAAAATATTGGAGAGATGTTTTGCCAGAATGGAATGGCTCATACTGGTGCGCCGTATTTATTGCCTGGTGCTTTATGAAAGCATTTGGGCTGGAAACTGCAAAGAAACTTTTAAAACATTGGCCGTATGTGTATTGCCCAGATATGCAGAGATATTTCAAGTTGAACGCAAACCCAAAAGTCGGCGATATTGTCATATTCTGGAACAGTAAGAAAAAGGAGTTTGTACATACTGGACTTGTTACGGCGGTAATCGGAGATCGATTTTATACGATTGAGGGGAACACGTCAGGAGCTTCCGACATTATTGCCAATGGCGGAGGCGTATGCGCAAAGAGCTATTTAAACAGTCAACTCCCAGGAACAAAATTCTGTACACCAGATTACAGTATTGTTAATGGAGAGACAAGCAACACAAAGGAAAATAGTAATACAGTAACAGGAGGTAAATACATGTTTGAACCGGAAACAGTACAGTTAGGAAGCGCAGGAACATCCGTATTGCTTTTGCAGGAAATTCTTGTTGCAAGAGGATTCAAAGGAAGAAACAGCAAAGTTCTTGACCTTGACAGAGAAGCTGGGGACAATACTATTTATGCACTTAAAGCATACCAGAAATCAAGAAACGGAGCCTTGGAAGTAGATGGAGTATGCGGACCGGCAACATGGAAAGATCTTATTGCTATCTGA